ACTTTCTAACAGTATGTCATCTTTTAATTTATCATATTCTTCAATTAAAAATTGACATTCATCTTTTGAGAATGCATTTTTTTTGCGGAAAATTAGTTGTGTTAAATCTATTGTCATAATATATATTTATTAATTAAATCATTGCCCATAATAATTATTTGGCAGGCCTACTTGGGATCGAACCAAGGACGACGGAATCAAAATCCGTTGTGATACCATTTCACCATAGACCAATAAATTTGTAAACACTCTGGGGCTTTGCACTGTCCAGGCGCAAAGAGTGTTTATCCCAAAGTGTGTATTAAAAAGCACAGTCTGCGGCATCTCAGCCCATGTCAACTCTATGCTTTTTAATACGCTTGAATTTTTCATCTCACGAAAGAGACTTCATCCTCAAGGCCGCCCGTTCGCTAGTTATTATAGTGTCTAGCATAGTCCTCGTTACTATTACACACTTGTCTTAATAAGATTTTGATCGTTCTATCAATTTCCTATTAGACTCGGCTAAAAGAGTTGCTCGTTTTAACTTCTCTTGTATCAATTCTTTGACTTTTTCAGGAGTTAAGTGAGTATACTCTTGCCAGCGTAATTTATCAGTTTTATATTCTACTTCTTTTCTCATTTCTTGTCAAACCTCATTTGTTGTTTTATTGCAACACTAAATGGTAAACCCTGAGAACTTTTTAGATTCCCAGGGTTTAGAATTTAGTTATAATGAACTTTTATCTATTCCCTGGCCCTCTTTGATCTAGAACAAAATTTGTGCCACGAATACTTGTAGGATATGATGGTACAAATGACTCTATGGTCGCCCATAAAGTATTATGATTCATCAATTGGTTACAAGTTTTATTCATCATAGTGTTTTATTTAGTCCTGTTTCAAAATATGTTGCTATTATATGTGCTTTTTTAATAAAAGTCAAATTATTTGTCATCTTGTGGGCAAACTAGCCATCCTAGCTTTAGCAAATCTTGTTCTATCTCTTCAGTTATAGTACCTTCAGTAACAAAACCTGAGATTTCATAACCTTCTTCCATTATACCTGAACAGTACCAATCAATGTAGTCACCCTTTTCTTGCATGTCAGCAATGATACCACCTGCATGTCTCCAACTACAACTCCAAGTTTCTTCAGTAAGAATGGGCCATACATCATTTTTAATGAAGTCTCTATTGCACATGGATGCATATAAGTTTTGTGCGTAACTGTCACTTTGTTTTACTTTGTCACAAATCCACTGTGTACTACGCAAGTCGTATTCCATATTGTCTTTTTGCCAATCAGGGTCTACAATCTTTTCTGCCTCTTGTTCTCGCCAAGTCTTGTACATCTCAAGATAATCTTCGCTAGGTTTTTTACCTTTTTCCTCACAACGTTTGATATACCTTTCTTTTTGAAAAGTATATCGTTCGGGGCTACTGTTTATTTTTTCCATTTTGTTTGCTATAAAATATATGATTTCCGATTTTCTTTATCTTATGGTAAGGCCATGAAGAATCAATAGATGCGGATAGATTGTGAAAGAATAATGCACTTCTAGGGAGTACTTCTTTGTAACTATCAAATGCTAACACATCATAAGCTACTTGTAAACTATTTTGGTATTGTATGTCGTGTGTATTAGGTAGCCCCTTGCCCTCACATACCCAACTAAATTGGCACATTTTAATAACTTCATCATCTTTGTGAACTACAGTAGCTTGATATACTACTTTGCAGGGTGTATTACCAAATCCACTATGTACACGATTCATTACCACACGTGCAACCGCGGCTTTTCCCTCCGTACTTTCATGTCCAGCTTCATAAAAAATGTTTGCAGCTAAACATGCCAATTGTTTTGGATCAACTCTATGTGCAACACGTTGCTCCATTTTTAAAATGTCATCTCTTGTTTGACTATTAAAAGTCATGGTCAAACATAATGTTATAAACATCAATGACAATAAATTTTTGAATTTTAGTAGTGTCATGCTACTCCTTTCGTTGCTATTACGTAAAGTAATAGGTTTCGTTTAACTATTAAGTTTGCTTCAACAATTCCCAGCAATCACAATTACATGTTATTACATCATTGATTGCCGTGTTTGGTGCTATAATAGGTGTATTAACTGTATTATTGAGATTTATAACTGTTAATCCACTAGGCACTAATGTTGTTACTGTACTTCCACCAGTGCTACCCGGGGTTGTTGTTCCACCTGTATTCACTACTACTGTAGTAGGTGTTGTTGTACCATTTGATGTTAGTACATTTATATTTGCCAATGATCCGTTTTTTGCAGGCAAAATTAATTGCGGTGCCCCGACATCATTATCTAATTCACCGCCTATTAGGTTTAATCTATTTGCATTGCGCAATTCACGCATACTACCAATTAAACTATTACCACCGATATCATTTGTATCACTTATACTTTCTAAAGTATTTTCAGATTGATATTTGTCAGTATCCATTGCATAGGTATTTAAATTATCAATAAAACCATAGGTTTCTTGAACAGTTGTTGTCAATGTATCAGTTCCAGAAGGCAATGCCATATCTCTAGCATTTTGTTCTATTGTTAAGCTTTTAGCCAAATCTTTATATATGCTAAATGCGGTGTCTATCACACCTTGATTTGAATTGTATAATGTTTGTATTTCTGTGTTTGCAGATGTTATTAAAGCATTCAACGTACTGTCACTGGGACTAATACTATCAAGCAATGTTAGCATATTTGAATATATGGTTGAGAGCGCACTCATATCAATTGAGCTTAATCCATGTATTGCTTGAACAAGTTTATCAAATGGATAAAAATCAGTCATGCATCCAAAGAAATCTTTTGTTAAGTATTGTCCGTTTGCACCTGATCCATTTGCTAAAATAGGTAGCGCCGCAGATGTAACTGTCGTATCAGTGGGAACAGATGTTCCATTAACATTCAATCCATTGACATTTTCTAAGTTAGTGACAACTTGACTAAACTTTTCTATGTTCATTGTTTTAACATTTTTAATTTGCATCATAGCTTTACTAAAACCATCGCATACAAATGCCAAATCATTTGGTAGAAAGTTTGATAGCGTATTACCTAAATTTAATGTGGGATCTATGTTAGCACCACCGTCTTTGTACAGTAAAAAATATGTTTTACTATTGGTGGGTAGTGTAATAGGATTATATTTTGGATATGTTAAACTTTGAAAACTAGACGGGAATAGTTTTTTAGGATCAAGCAAATCTGCCAATGTATTTAACCCTTGTGTACTACAATTAACTGGTATCAACACATCATTCAAATCATTTCCTAATATTAGATTGAATGCAGCATATAAAGATTTTTGTTGATCATTTGTAGCAGGTATTCCATTACTTAACCCAGTAATGTCAGTTGCAGTAAATCCAACACTAATCAATGCTAAATTTAATGCCTTTGTAACTGCTTTATTGGCATTTAGTGTTCGTAGTAAATTATCCGGCTGACCAAATTTATCAATCGTTGCTAAATCAATTACACGACCACTAGCAATCAAATCTTGCCCCCAATAGAATGTACTTACATTGACACCTGTTATATCGCTACTAACCAAATCATTCATGTTACTATATGTACCGTCTAAATAAGTTTGTCCAGCTACTAGACTAGAAATTACTTTATTATGTTGGTCTCGTGAACTATTACATGTATTAAATGTATTGAAAAAGTCACTATATGATCCATTGTTGATATAGAATTCTTTATATGCTTGTATTGCATATTGGGCCAAGAAACCATACCTAGTTTCAATTCTAGGAACTATTCTTCCATATGTATTAGGTGCACTATTACCCAAAAATTCACAAACACCCGCACCCATTGATACTAGTCTATTGTATGTAGCAACATGAATTACACTCATATCGGATTCATCATAAACAGTTCCATTACCTAATCCTGGCCCATTGGCAATAAATTCGGTCCCGGGTTTATTAGATTTACTATTACAAATCGTAAAATCAGTTGGGATCACAGTACCGACTGATTTTATAATATAGGTGTTACCTTTTATCATGTCAGATGCATGAATAACAGGATATGTCAAATCAAATGCTTTTTCAAATATTGCAGGTAAACTAGCCAGTACTCCTGTAGTAACTGAACCAGTAACATATGACCCATTAGCAACATCACTACCTGTATACCTACCAACATTAGTTTTGGTTGTTGGGTTGATTGTCAAACCTTTATTCTGAACAAAAGAACTCAACGCATTTAAGTTAAGTGGTGAATATTTACCTTTTAAACTCATGGTACAAAAACGTCCGGGCTACCTTCAACTATACTATGACCACAATCATTGCCACTACCTACTTTAAGTACTTGCACATTCTCAGCAAATACTGTGGGACTTGCTGAAGTTGTTTTTGCACTTTCATGCGGAGGATGAGGATTTCCCCAAGGTGCATGAGGTGTTATAGGACTAACATGTAATCCTACCGGAATGTTATTTGCAAAGACAGTACCTGCACCGCGTACGATTGCACCACCTTCTTGATTCTTATCACCCTTGCGACTTAGTTGAGGCATATTATCCTAATATAATTTTTTTGTCCGGAACTGCAATTCCGGTAGTTGCTTCGATGTATTTCATCTTGATGCTATCTTCAGTAATACAATAAAAACTAATACTATTAGTATTTAGTGTTGTAGGTTGACTTGGATCAGCAGTAAACATACTTGGGATCATTTGCATACCTTTTTGACTAGGTGCAATACTTACTGGATCAGTAATTGTTATTGTTCCATCATCATTATTTGAAATTATTTTAGTGACCATTTCTTCACCGGAGTTTAATTTTATTGTTACCACGGAACCAATTGTAAATATCATTTTTAATCCTTTTTGTATAAATATTAGTGTAGTTCGCGGAATTGGAGTTCCCAACTACTCTAACGCTATAAAGGAGCAATCAGCATGTGTATTTATAACAAATCAAATCCACCTATAGGATTTTACGTTTACGCCTACTTACGAAAAGACGGTACGCCTTATTATATAGGAAAAGGTAAAGGTGATAGATGTATACAAGATCATATATGGCATAATCCACCAAATAATATTAATAGAATAGTTATTCTAGAACAAAATTTATCTGAATTAGGTTCTTTTGCATTAGAAAGGAGGATGATTCGGTGGTATGGTAGAAAAGATAATAACACCGGCATATTGATAAACAAAACTAATGGAGGCGAAGGTGTATCTGGAATTATTCATACTGCTGAGTCTAATCAAAAGAGAAGGATCGCACTAATTGGTAAACCTAGACCAGATAATTCAAGACCAGGTGAGTTACATCCTCTATATAATAAAAAACACAAAGAAAGTTCAATATCATTAATGAAGGAAAAAGCTAGGGGTAAGAAACAATCAAAAGAAACTATAGACAAAAGAAGACAAAAAATGTTAGGTAAACCGGCATGGAATAAAGGAATTCTGTTATCATCAATTTATACAAAAGAAGAGTTGAAAACAAAATACGGAAGTTTAGGTGAATCAAATCCAATGTACGGTAAACCAGTGCCGAAAAAAACATGTCCACATTGTGGTAAAGAGGTGGACATAAGAAATTATGCTAGATCACACGGTGATCGTTGTAAGTCAAGAATTTAATTTAGCTTTGAGTTCTGTGAACCCACCCACTAATTCTCCGTCTAAGAAAATCTGTGGTACTGTGCGAGCAGTTGGTACTGCTTCTAATAATTCTTCTTTAGTGTACCCATCACCAATTTTCTTTTCTTCGTAAGGGATACCTTTACTTTCTAATAGTGCTTTTGCTTGTTCGCAAAATGTACAATGGTACTTACTCCACACAACTGCTTTCATACTTATTCTCCTTATTTTGGTGCAAATTTTTCACTTGCTGTAAAGCCTAATCCACCTACAATAATATACATCAAATAATTCAACGTAGTACTATCAATCTTTAGATCCCAAATCAAATCACCAATGGCTCCGGCTGCAAACAATAAAAAAGCCAAAAATGTAATTACTCTTTTACTGCTAACACTTTGATCTACCCCATCACTTAACATACTTTTTAACCAATTCATTTTATTCTCCTTATAGCACTGGTAATTCATCATAATCAACCGTATCTGACATTACTCCCACTACGTAGTTAGTTGATTCTGTCTCTTGTAGAGCTGATTGTTTTTTGTTAATATTTACGTGTTTGTTAAACCAGGGTATAGGACTATGTTTAGGATGTGATTCTTCATATTTGATTCCAATTTCTTTTAATCTTACAAATGCAGTATAGTCTACAAAATCTCTCAAAATATCTGCATTCAATCCAATCACAACACCTTTACTGAACAAGTAGTCTGCCCATTCTTTTTCTTCACGTATCACATCCAAGTACATTTCATATACTTCAGTTTCACATTCTAATTTTGCTTTTGCAAATCTTGGATCATCTTTGACTACATTGTTAATTAACCAAGCAGTCCATTCTGCGTGTAATATCTCATCTTGTAATATCAAACTAATAATATTTCCATTACCAATGTAAATCTTATTTTCTACCATAGCAAGACTAGTTGCAAAGCTAACCATAAAACGGAATGCTTCCAATGCGTAACTGGCATTGAGAGCTAACCAGATTGCCTTAATATGATCTTCCTCTGCGATATATCCGTCTAGTTCTTTAGCACAATTAATTTGGTGTAGTTTGTCGTAGTATTTCCCTACACTTGAAGCCATACTTACAATTTCTTGTGTGTCGTGAATTTTATTAAATTCTTCTTTAGGAACACCATAGATATTACGAATGATATGACTATAACTCTTGCTATGAATATTTGTTTCAAAGAAGCTCCAATTGCTAACTAGTGCTTCTAATTCAGGAATAGATATTACTGGTCCAAACACTTGTGCCGGTGCACGGCCCTGTATCGAGTCAAGCGCAGTCTGGCGTAAAAGATTGCTAGTAAATATATGCTTAATAGCATCACTACTCTCCTTATGATCAATTTTATCTTTTGTTAAACTA